CCTATAGATAAATGTTTCGCCAGCACCGGTATCCATGAGCAGGACTCTGGCAATCTGCTGATAGACATAGGCTTGGGTGGAATACATACAGAGTATTTAGCACTTTTAGATTTGACGTGAAAAACGGTTTGGTAAATATCACAAGATATGACACCAGACCTATTTGCCCGACTGGCTGAAAAATACCCATTTATTACCCTGTGTGTGTATGCCAGCACCGAATACGTGGGCATTATACAAAATCAAGACGATGCTGTGACCACTATCTACGACTTTGGCGCCATCCAAGACCTGGAGCAAAAACGCAGATTCCTGGAGCTGGCCAATGTGTGGTGGTGGGAAAGCAATCGTAGCATACCCATCAACATATTCCTAAAAACTGAATGGGATCCATTCCGCGGCTACATCAGGACTTTTGTCAACAAAGACCTAGAAATCCTGCATGGTCCTGTGTGCAGTTTGAGCGAAATGGCCCGTAAAAAAAGCAAACGTAAAAGTATTACCCTTGTGCGTCGGATTGATTGAGCAGGTTCATGTGCAAGGCCACCAGGGCCGCATAGCTTACAGCATGTGATTTTTTAAACACAAATCCACGACTATCATCTCCGTCCCACACAGATTCAAACACCGTGTCCCAGTCCTTGTTTTGCAAGTGTGCTTTGCCAGGTCTGATGATTGATATAAAAGCGGCCATCCTGGGTATGCTGTCAGGACGCATGGTTTTCAGCAATTCTGTATAGTTGCCCACGTGCACCAGTTGAGCTGCCCATTCTGCGTCAGTCCACAATCTTGTCCAAGGCGGTTCTTGTGCCAACATTTCTTGATAGTGTTGTGGACTACTGATCAACTGATAAACTGACATGTTCAACAGGTCAATCTTGAAATAGCCCAACTGTTCAGCAGTTTGGTAGTCAATGGCCGCGCACTGATTTACTGGGTCCCATGGTATATCTGTGGCATACACACCACTGTTGTGTTTACGCACTTGATCCTGGGTCAATTGTCGTGCCGGTGTAGTTTTGATCAAGGACAACAACTGATCTCTATTGGCCAAATCTAAATCAATATCTGCGCTCATATTTTTTTAAAAAAATCCTGCATGGTACCTGTTCGATCCAAATCAGTGGTCACACAATGGATCCCACCATCCCAAAAGAATCTGTGCCTGAAGGGCACCACGTGTGGAGTGATTCCGTAGCGATCCAAGGCATCAAATACCTGTTGGTTATAATTAAACACTATAACATTTTTAGGATCAACAATCAACATGTTTACGTCAAAAACGGTTTCTTCCACATAACCTGTCCAATGTTTTAGCCAGGTCTCGACAAAATCGGTCACTGACTGATCGTGTTCGAATCCAGGTATCCACCAACGGCCCTGATTTTTCCTTTTGAGTTGCAAGAAAGGTCTTACCTTTTCCCAACTTTGATTTGGCAGATACACCACTTCCCAGCCCGGAAAGGTATCGGCATAGGTGGGCACATCTTTGAGGCTGATGATCAAACCTGGTGTCACTGGACAATATACCGCATCAGAGTGTCCACCGGTGTTTACAATGTGGTTACGGGTCTCGGTGAACTCGCTGTCGATTTTTTTCTTGTAGGCTGTCTGATCTTGTGCATAACTTTCAGTGCCAAAATATAGATCTCGTCCCAGTCGGGTTATAAATGCTCCTGGAGCCTTGGATATATCTGTGTCGAATTTTATAACGTTTCCTTGTCGTGCCACATGATCAAAAATGTGATTGTAGCTGGAATAAAAATCAATCAGTTGTTCAAGTCCGTGTACCTGCGAACATTCTTCTTGGATCCACTGTGGTAGAGTTTGGAATTCTTCCAAGCTGGCACAATCAGGCCAAGACTGATCCTTTATGGATTTGTAAAACTCCGCAAAGTCCAGTTGATATCCTCCGTAGAATGTTTGTCCAATCATGATCATGTGATCTCTGGGAGTCATAGGCGGAGGCAGATAACGACCTTGGAAAAAAGCAGACTGTGCAGATGGCAAATTGGGCCGTAGGACCTTGACGTTGAACTGTTGGAGTTTTTTGATTATGGCCTGATAATCTTCCTCGGTCTCTTCGGCTATCTTTTCAAACAGTTTGCGAACATGTGCGGTTTCAATCCAAGAATAAAACTCCGGTGGATAGCTACGCCCGACTATGCATACCTGCAAAGGATCCCAATGTTGATAAACTGAATATGTCATTTTATATCCTCAAATATTTCCAGGCTAGATTTATACCACTCGATCCGATCAACACATAGTTCGCATTTGTAGTAATTTTCAAGATTTGCCGTCATGTAACTTTCCTGCATTAGATCTAATTTTGGAATTTCAAAAACTTCTTGATTATAGATTCTTTTTAATAATTTATCACAAAATTTTTTTGAATCCTTGTAGGGTTGTTGATCTAAAAAATCTCGGTGTAATCTAATTAAACTTGCTAAATCGTGGAGGGAAAAATTAGACCATTTACCAATTTGTTCAAGTTCAAACACAAAGTCTTCTGTGTTGTAAAAATTTTTAAAAGTAAACACATGCACATCGTTGGATGCATTATAGATCATTTTCTTTTGTAAAGAAATAAAACCTGACATTTCGGGGCAACCAAATCCAATTTTAAAAAACTCTCTTAATACGTTTCTAGGACAATCTGGATGCTGTGTGTCAAGTTGCAAAAATTTTAATTTATGAACATCCAGACATTCTCTTTGAATTTGCAGTGGTAATTGTTTAAAATCTTCAATCGAATTAATCTCTGGCCAACTCGAATCTTTAACAGCCTTGTAACTGTCTTGTATCTGTGTGTGAAAAAAACTTTTAATCAAATTATCTAATACCCAAGAGTAATCTTTGTTGTTGAGCTTATTATAGGTATTGATTTCAAGTTGATCATTGTCTATGTTATAATCACCAGCTCTCAATAAACTAATTGAGGACAATGGTAATAAATCATTATGATCAATTTGTATACTTATTATTTTGTGATCTAAAATTTCAGGATTTTCATATCGAAAGCCAGTGTAATGTCCAGCTCGAAATGCCACGGTGTCATAATAAATTTTGTTGTGCGAAGAACCCAATTTGTTAAATGGAGTATTGTTACACGAAATATTAGCCAAAAACTTGTTACAAACAAACTCTAAAAAATTTCCGTGAGCTCCGCCTTGAAAATCAATTAGTATCATTACCAACCTGCTTTCTGTAACATTTCTTTCACGTATTCTTGATCAGCCACATAGTCTGCAAACTTTTTCATCCAGATATCCGAATCAATATAGGACCAGATCATGGCAATTTGTGTGGCATCCAGTTCGCTCAAGAACCGTTGTCCACTTTCACAATTATAAATGATCCAGGGGCTGATACGTCCTGCGGTCACAGCATAGACCATGGCATTGGTATTGCCGTAACGCAGGCAATCCTCGGCTGGATTGCCAGTTTGTTCACTCCAATCAATACCAAACTCCATGGCACGGGCCAGGGCATCGTTGACATTTTCTACACGCAAATAGTCTATTAGATATTCAGTATAGACAGTATCCCGACACCAGTGATCAATCTTCTTGTTGTTTTTCAGCAACCATTCTACAAAACGTGCCGGATTAACCGCACGAATGTCTACACAGTAGCGACCAAATTTTACAAAGGCACGATAGTAAGGGCTTTCACAAAAGTCATCGTGTGTTTTTAATCGTGCGCTGCCTTGTGTGAGTTCATAAAATTTAAGATAGGCCATGAAACCAAGACGCACTCCTGGTTCGTCTCGTTCCTGGCGTCGGCGGCGCGGTTCGCACGAATGCACTGCTAGACTGGATTCTCTCACAAAGTCTTTGCGACAATACTGGCAAGTATAGGTCATTTTTTTGCGTCTTGCCCACTGGCTTTCAAGTAAGCATCTATGTCTTTTTTGGTATTGATTCGACTCATCAATTCCACTTCATCATCTTTCAAGTGTGGATACAGTTCGGCCAATTGTTTTCTGATGCCGCTGGCACCAGCTTCTCGTTTCTTAGGAGCAATCCACGGATGTCGTTGAGTGCCCAGTCCTGGACTCACTGTGGTAGCACATAACCATTGCAGTCGAGGATGGCGATTGATGTCAAAAAATCTTTTGTTTAGGCGTTCGTTGGTGGCAATTACATAAAACTCTTGCAGTTCTCTTGAACCTTGCACTGCGCTACCCCAACGTATCATGAGATAGTTACTGAACTTTTTGCGTTCTTCATCAGTGAGTTCGTTATAGAACTCGCGATTCTTGCGGTCGAACTGCGCCATTTCATTTTGTATTGATAATTTGTCCATTACCAGGCCTGGTTGTAGTTGACCACTTCACAGTTTCTGCTGATGTCTTTGACAAAGTACACGCAGTCGGGCTTGTCACCTTCGCTGATGGGTACACACAGCATCTGGCCATTTTTCAGCTTGGGCGCATACCATGTGACTTCTTGATACACATCAATGATTTCTATGTCCAAGAAACTGGGTCTGAAACTCGTGAGTGGATTGAACTGGAATGCCTTGAATCCACGATCGTTGATAGCTGTCAATGGCAACACTTCTAAGTCGCCTAGGTCGGGTTCACCGATCAGGATCTGCCAGTCCACTGGCATCTTGATTCTATGTTCACCTATGCGTAACACCAAGGCCGGTGCTGTAAAACTTTCTAAAAAGATCAACGGAATGTAATGATAGTCCGGATCTTTAGGATCGCTGTTATCAAATATAGCAAAACGCATGTCGTCTACTTCTTCAGGTAGATGATCTAGTTCAAATGGTTCGTTATCCAGTGTTAATATTCTCATACTTTGATTATAACATATTTTGTGGCAAGTGCAACCTTTATTTCCATTCTAGTTTTTCCTGTGTGAATGGGTAGTTGGCTTCTCGGTAGAACTGTTTGCGTTTGGTCAAGTGTCGTTTGGCGAATTTACAAGTGGAAGTCACGTCCCAGATCTGCACATGATCTTTGTCTTCAGCTTTTCGTATTCCGCGGCCGATCGACTGGATGACCCGCACAAAACTCTTGCCAGGCTCAACCAGCACCAGATTAAAAATCCTAGGCAAATTAATACCCACAGCAGCAACGCCGTAGGTGGCAACAATGATCTTGCCAGTGCTGGTGGCAACTTCATCGTATTCATCTTGTCGGTCCTTGGCTTTGGTAGCACCACTGACAAACACTGCCTGATCTCCCAGCAAGTCTACCAGGGCATGGCCTGCGGCCACACGGTCTACCAGCACCAAGGTATTGCCAGTGGCATTGACCTGTGCTATCAACTGTGCCATGGTTTTGAGTCTGTCGGGTTCTTCTAACAGGAACTTCAGTTCACTTTGATAATTAGAGAACTCGGCATGGTCAACCAACTGTACCACGTTGACATGGCATTGTGCCAGTACACCACGATCCTGTAACTCGCTGGCACTGAGTTGATTGATCACAGGACCAAGACTACACTTCAATGCCTGGAACTCATAGGGTTCTTTGGGTATGGTTCCTGTGAGTCCCCAACGCAAAGGTATTTTAGCCATTACACCTGTGAGCAAGCTCTTTAATGCATCAGCCTTGGCCATGTGTACCTCGTCCACAATAACACATACCACATCTTCTAAAAATTCGCCAATGGTAACATCGCCTACACTGTTCTTTGTGTTCTTCAACAGCACATTCAGGCTTTGCCATGTACAAATTGTGTGTTGGCGGCCCCACTCCTTGCGATCACCAAAGTAAACACCCACATCCTGTTGCATGTTGATGTAGTCTTTTTCTGTTTGCGTGACCAAGCTCTTGTTGGGAACAATAACAATGGTTCTGCCATAAGGTGCTACAGCATTTGATAATGCGGCTGTGATAACTGTCTTGCCTGCGCCGGTGGCAATCTCCTGGATGCACTGTGGATTCTCAAGAAAGTTGTTGATGATTTCAACCTGATAGTCACGCAGTTCCATTGGTTGGCCTTCCAAGGGGTGGCCTTTGCCCCAGGCAATATGACTGAATGTTTGTTCGGTTACCTTTTCAAACTCAAACGTGGTAGAATAGTCACGTTGGTCAT